AGAGGGTGATGGAGAAAATGTCTGCTTCTAAGCAGAAAAAAGTTCCTCAAGATAAGGGCTCTATAAATGTTAATGAGTTGGATAAGATAGCTAATAAGAAAGCAAACCTTGTTGGCAAAAGAGCAACGCCATCTCATGACGAAGAAAACCTAAGTCTTGACAACATTGCTAATGGTCTAAGTGTTATGGATCTTGTTAATATGCCTGATCAAAAATTTAATGAGTTACTGAATGTTGCTGAAGAATAATAGAGGAGAAAAGTATTATGGCTTTAACAGCATTTGGAACAAACGATCCGCAGACCGTTAAGAGATGGTCTACGAAGTCTTTTCGCGAAACCTTGAAGAGTACTTTTATTTTCAAGTTTCTCGGAAATTCTAAAAGGTCTATTTTACGCTTAGAGGAAGATTTGCTGAGCACTGCCGGCGACACGGTTAAGTATGATCTGCTGATGCAGGCTAGTGGAGCTGGAGTTGCTGGTGACAATGAAATGCGCCACAACGAAGAACCCTTGGTCTACTATCAGGATTCAGTAGTGGTGGATCAGCTGAGGAATGGGCATAGCTTCAGGCGTATGGCTCAGCAGCGGACGGTTCATGATCTGAGGGAAGATGGTTCTGCAAGTCTCTCTGATTGGATGACCGGAAAACTGGATGAGTATATGTTCCGCTATCTTTGTGGTGATACCACAATTGATCATGGTCAGACGGGTGTTGCTCCGGATAGCGATCATTATATAGTGACTGGTGATGTCACTAAGACTGGGACTATTGCTACGGATGAGGGTAACCTTAGCGACAATGATCAGATCGATTTGATGGATCTTGATTATGCTAAAGAATTGGCCCTTACTCTTAGCCCCGAGATTCAGCCGGTTAAGATTGATGGCGGAGAGTATTATGTTTTTTGTGCTCATCCTTATGCCATGACGGATATTCGCACTGCTGCAAATTCGTCCGCTACCATTAGGTGGGATGAGATTCAGCAGTATGCAAATGTGCGTGGATTGCAGAATCCTATATTCAGTGGTTCTGATGGAGTGTACAATAACATTATACTTTATCAGTCTACGCGGATACATAGTCCGGTAGCTAACGTCAGAAGGAATCTGTTCTTAGGTTCAGAGGCTGGCGTTCTTGCTATTGCCAACCCATACGACAAGATTGACCAGAGGAAATTTGGGAAAAATCTTTATATGAGTTGGTATGAAGGAACTGATGATGGTGGAAATGAGAAGTACATCATCGTTGGAATGGTGTTCGGAATTAAGGCATGTGTATTCAATAGCAAGTACAGGGGACATGTTGTTGTCTCTAGTTATGCTGCTTCTCATGCCGGTTAATATCAATAACTAATTAAGATTGATCGTAACGTCTTAATATCATAAACATTAACAAGGGATCGTAACCCTATAGATAAAGGAAATTAAAATGGCTAAAGTATCTTTTGTGGCTTCTAGTGCCACTACATATGACCTTACTTCCGTTTCGGTTAATCCTGATGCTATGGCTGAGGTAACCGCTCGTGAAGGGGGTTTTGTAGCAAGGAATAGGATCAACTTCGGAAACGTAACAGCACCAACTTTGACCGATAAGGTTATGAATGTGCTGAAGCTTTTGAAGGTTCCCAACAGGACTGTGGTAACAGAGGTATATCTTAGTGCTCCAAGAGGAACCGGTGGAGTAACTCATAACACTAATTCGAAAAGTGTAGAGTCTGCTACTGTCGGCCTTGGCTTTATAGCCTATAAGAGTGCATCACATTCTAGCACTTCTACGGATGCTGATGGATTTGCCGCTGCAACTCTTGCAAAAAGCAAGATTCACACCAGTTCAGTTTCTGGTCTTCCTGCTGACCCTGAGACCTCTCCTAAGGGTTCTGTGAGGAGGATAGCTGCTGGTGTTGCCGGCGCTGCTCATGGATGGGCTGATGGCGGAGGAGATCAGCAGATAGGAATGCACTTCCCTTACGGTGGATATATTACTTTCCAGATAACCGGTGGGAAGGGAGCTTCTGGAGTTGCGGCTGCATCTCTGGATGGAGCTTTTTCTGGAGTTTTGGAAGTTTCTGCACGTGGCTTCAAAATCCCAGAATAAGTAAGTAAGTAAACAGGCAATTTCACGCTGCCGGATAGGCGCATGCACCGAAAAGCAAGAACTCCCCGCTTGCTTCCGGCAGCGAATTTTTGGGGAAAACTAAAGCTAGGGGAACAAAAACATGAGCAATATGGTAGTTGAAGTACCATATCCCATTTATAAGAACCGGAATGTTAAACCCGGATCTTATTACCATAAGTGTGTTAAGGAAGATATTATTTCATTAATAGATCCCGTTCTTTCAAAAGCTGGGTATTATTTTTCATATGAAGGAGTATATAAGAGGCTAAGTCATGCAGTAGCAATGCAAACTCCGTGGCATCATGTAAATCATTTGCGAACAAAAAAGTGCGGTATAGACCACAGGGTAAAATTTGATACATTGGGATTTGTGCCTCCAAGATGTCTTGAGTGTTGGAAGGTAGTTGTTTACCCGACAACATTAAGGGAATTATTTTTGTTATTGGAAGTTGAGAAGGGGCTTGGACGTCCTTCAAAGTGTGGAATAGATTTAAGATATTACTGTCCGTGTCTTTATGCAGGATTTTTTTATAATAATTCGCTTGAAGAAGGCCGTGAGCGATATGAAGAAGTGAGGAAGGCTGTAGACGAGCATATAGGCAAGGGAATTAGGGTTATCCTTAAAAGAGCTTGTACAGAATATGAAATGGTTTTAGGCCCGTCAGTAGCCTGGACTATGACAAAAAGGCAGCATGAACTTAACGAGCAGATAGATAACTTGGTAGATATAACTGCGCCTGGGAATATAGGGCAAACTCCTGAATGTATTGCACAGGTGCATACCCATTGGGTTGAATGGGCATGGAAATTTGGAGATCCTACTGTTAAGGATTATCTGGGAGATACGCCTCTCTATCCATCATGCATGACATATCATGAAGGTGATATCTCGGAAGTTAAAAGAGACATGATGAGAGCAAAGGCAAAGGTAAAGTATAATATTGGGCCGGATGTTGTAGATGCTATCCATGCAACGCTGCAAGGGTTTGAAATGACAAAAGGGATAAGCCTTGGCAAGATTGGGGCCACTATTGGTTACGAGAATATAAATCCGTTATATACAGGAGAAGACATTGAAATCACTGGATGAACAGCAAAAGAAATGCCTTGAATGTAGAGAGTGCTGTGAATATGTGGAATTTCCAGTAACCATGTTAAACATGGACGTAATTGAATATTTTCTTTTGCGTGGTGAACAGATGTATATCAATCCAAATAACGGAGTTTTGATGGTAAGGTGTTATCACCCCTGTGTTCACCTTACTGATAAGGGCTGCGATATCTATGAAAATAGACCTATAACATGTCGTGCTTTTATGTGCAATGAAAAGGATAAGAGCGTTAAAGAACATAAAGAAGAATTGTGCAGAAGGTCTATGGAAGATATTCAGAAAGCAATTAATGATTATAGGAAGAAAGGGTAATGGCAACAGTTCAATCTGTTATAGATAATGCAAAATATAAATTAAGATCAGTCAATTCAACACCATATACTGATGATGAACTTCTATCATATCTCAATAATGACGGTATATTTAATCTTGATCTTATACTTGCAGCAAATAAAAGTGATCTATCCTTAACAAAAGATACAAGCCTTACCCTTTCTAGCGGTAATAGCTCCGTAGCTCTTCCGTCAACATTTCTTGACATTGAGAGTCTATGGATAGATACAACTGAATTAGATAAAAAAGATTTATCTTATATATATGAAGAGTTGCAAGTATCTTCAACAAGCAATCAACCATGGGCTTATGCTTTAGCTAACGCGAATTTAATGTTTAATTGCTCTGCTGATCAAGATTATTCGTTAACACTCTTTTACTATACAAAGCATGCTGATTTAGCCTTAACTGATAGTATGCCATATAGCGATTTATTCAACAATACTTTAACACAACTTATTGTATTAATCGCCAAAACTCGTAATGAAATAAATGCCTTACCTGAAAGCGCTATATATGATAGCTTGAGAGATGCCGTGATGTCTAATATCATATCACGCCGTCATATACCAAGAACAACTGGGAGGCCATATAAATGATAGTCTGGCCTGCCCAAGCACGTGTAAGAGATTCATCTCTCATTACGCAGCAGTCGAAAACTATATTTCTTAACGGTTTTCCGCATGGGCTTAATACTGCTTTGCCTGCTTTTCAGATTGCAACAACTGAAATGGCAAGGTGCGTTAATTGGAAGATAAACAAAGGAGGACTAGAAACTAGGCCAGCAGTAGTACGCTACACAGATACCTCTATTGGTGTCCCTAAATCAATAGCAGATGTTCCAATAGGTTCTACTACATATCAACTGGTTTCTGATGCTGATTATAAATTATATTATATAAATGGCACAACTCCTGTGCTTATAGGTACACTTAAGGGCGAAGCAGAAATAATTGCATATAATGGATATGCAGTATTGTTAGACGGAAGTTATATCAAATATCTTGACGATAGCTTAACTATTAAGATAGCATATGATGATGGAACTGGAACATCAGGCTATCAATTTGATAAAAGTTCAGGAGAGAATAGTGGCTCATTTCAGCTCGGCAATGGGGTAAATTCTAAAGTAGCTCAACTTTTTAGAACTCAAAACTGGGATTCGGGATATACTATCCCCCCCACCACTGTGTCAGCATATTTGGCGAAAGAAGGTCGTCCCACTGGAAGTATTAACGTTGTAATTCGTGAAGCAGATGTTGATGACCTTACCGTACTTGGTAATGCTATAGCTACGACAGAATTCATAGCCGATGCATCGGAATTAACAGGGGCTGCAATAAAATATAGTGTAACCTTTACAGAGGATGACATTACAACTGAAATGTCGCCAGAGACGAATTATTACTGTTCCGTAGAATTTGATAATTCAGATGGAGATGTAAAAAATCTAACTGCTATTTCTAAGGCTAATCCTGGGGTTGTTGATTGTGTGAACCATGGATATTCGGTAGGTGATGTTGTTGCGTTTTTTGACCTAACTGAGATGACAGAACTTAACGGAACAAGCCAAACAGTATCTGCCGTTATTGACGATGATCATTTTGCTATCAACGATACGTCAGGATATAGCTCCGCGGAAACAACTGGCGGAGATTGCGTTCAGAAAAAAGCATCTGATAATTATGTTTATGTTTATTATAGCACGGTTACTTCCGGTGGCTCTGCATATCATTATGATGGATGGTGGTATACTGACTCTACTAAAGATTGTCTCATGTCGTTACGTCCAGGAAAGCCACCTAAGGCAAGTTTTGGGGCAGTATTAGATGGGAGAATTTTTGTAGCAGGAGATCCTGATAATCCAGGATATGTTTGGTTCGGAAATCTAAGTCAGCTTGATTGGTCAACTCCTGACGGTGGCGGATATGTCGGGGCAAACGATGAAGATTCTAATAATTTTCCTGTAGGTGGACTGGCAGTTCTTTTTAAGAATTTGTATGTTTATGGCAAGGAATCTCAGCCATATTTAAGTCAGCTAGTCGGTTCCTCTCCTTCTGCATATGTAATATCGCAGTTATATCAAAAAGCATGGACACTTCCTAAAACCATTCAGAATACTGTAAACGATCTGTGGGTAGCAAATAGGAATGGGGTTGATACACTCTCAGGTGTTCAGGAATATGGAGATGTAAGAACATTCTCATACTCAGATCCTGTTGAAGATAGAATAGTTGATTATTGGTCCGATAGCGCTATTGCAGGTTATTATCCTAAAGATGGTCAATACTGGCTTTATATGCCAGGACATCATAGGGTTTTAGTGTTTAATACAAAAAATCCAGTGCAAAATATAGCTGAGACTGGGTTAAGATATCCTTGTTCTGAATATGAATTTTGTAAAGGACTTTATAGTACTAGTACTTATAAGTGGACAAAGTCAGATAACGGAACAAATGAATATTATTGTGAACTAGCTGCTGGTGGAAATCCTTCTATATCTGATCAACCAGATTATATAACTTTAGATAACAAGAAAATAACCGAAGGTATTGTTGGTAGCCTTGAGGATCATCAATGGGATTATGGGGATAACGATGGTCTTGGATATAATACTGTATATATAAGAGATGAGTCAGGTGATCCTGATACTACAGGAGTAATTATTAGAAATGTATTAGTTCCTACTTGTTTTGGTGTTTTGAACAACGAGTTTATGTTTGGTGGTACTGATGGATATATTTATAAGGTAGACGATTCAGAATATAAAGATTTAACAACCGAGAAAATATATTTCGATATCGTTAGTCCATACTTTATGTTTCCTATGTCTCATTCAAATCTTGATAAATACCAGATTAATCTTTTTAGTAAGGGTGGTGCATCGGTAGATATTTCATTTTATAAGGATGAATTTCAAGGTACGGCAGAATATACACTTACAAAAATTTTGGTTCCTGACGATAGGCTTACGATAGATGATATGATTATGGATGTTGAGGATGCTATGTTTTTAGTTGACACTACATCCACAAGAAAAGAAAATCCCCTATGGGAAGATGTAAATATAAACGCACGGAGCATTCAAATAAGGATACACAACATAATATTGGCCGGATATCCACTATATCTTAATGAGCAAATTATTAGATATAGAGGATTGAGTTATTAATGGTGGTGGAGGATACTTATGTCTCAAGACACGGTAATCGGGACAGATTCGGTTTTAAATGCAATTCTTACTAAAATCAATGGTGATATAGCTGAGCTTTTTTCTGCTGTTGCAGCTTTATCGGGCTCTGCCGTGCTTGTATCAGCCAATGATAGTACTCCAGGTTTTCTTAACGGGAAAGCAGTTGCAGGGAATGCAATAGATTTTACCGAAAATAATGATGGAGATAATGAATCTTTAACTATTGCTTTTGCAGATGATAAAGATAAGGAAATAGAATTTAGAAGATTTGCTTATTCGATAATGTTTTAGTCAATTAGGAGAAAAAGGAAATGGCAACGACAATAACATGGGGGCTTCATGCGAGCTCTAGGCCGGCCAATACAAGTGAAGCTGCACTTTTGTTAGCCGGGGCAAATGAAGAATATAATGGAGTTTTAAGGGTGTGTAATCAGGATACAACGGTTAGAACTTATTATATAGCTCATTGTGCGGCGACAGGTGCGGCATCTGGAGATGAGTGGATTGCTTATGCTACGGAAATAGATGCTGGAGAATCACCGCATGAGTATTCTTTACACATTGGAAATAATGAAGAAATTCGGATTAGGGCAAGTGTTGCCGACAAAATCAGTTTTCACTTTTCTGGAGAAAAGAAGGTGGTATCATGAGTGTACCTATAACTTTAAACGTTGCTTTGAAAAAGCGTCCCGGTGGACAAATAATTAATATGCTTGATTGGGCAATTAACGGTGGTCTTGCCAAGTGGTGTGATGATGTAACTTATTCCGCAGATAAGACGCTTACCCAGACATATATTACTGCAAATAATTTTACGGTTGACTCTGGAGTAACTTTAACATTATCGCAATTAATGCCGTTAATTGTTGTTGCGGATACGATTACAGTTAATGGCACAATAACTGCGTCGGGGAAGGGATGTTCTCATCAAGGATATCGTTGCATTCCTACAGATTATCCTCTCTTTGGCTTTTTCTCAGAAGAGATATCTCATACACGAAATTATTGTTTTTGCGGTACTGGTGGTGGATCTTCAACAGATGAAGGAGGGGGTGCTTATGGCACAGGACAAATTGGTGTAGGGCCGGGATGTAGTTTGACTGATGCGGAAATTAAACGGGCAATGTTTAGCCCGCTTTTTAATATTTTTCAGATAGGTCTTGGTGGTGGTGGCAATGGCGCTGGTGGTGGAGAGGGTGGTGGTTCAATATTGTTGCTCGCTCGCAGTATTACGGTAGCGTCTACTGCAAATATTTTGGCAAATGGCATTGATGCCTCTGGTGGCAATTATGGCGGCGGTGGTGGCGGTTTCATAGGTTTGATAGGTGATAGTCTCTCTGTTCATGGATCGGCGACCGTAACAGCAAATGGAGGGGCAGGAGATGGTACTGGATATGATGGAGGGGATGGTACTGTGGTGCAGATTGAAATATAAGAAACTGAGATATGAAGACATGGTTCCAAAAAATAAAAACTAAACCCGTAATAGACATAAAATTTACAGAGATTAAATTTAAAGGTAGTTCTAAAAAATAGGATATAAAATTAAAGAAGGGTAAAACTATGCCTACACTTCAAGACTATTATAGACAGCAGGCAATAAATCAGGGGCGCATACCTAGAAGTATTGCGCAGGGGGCATATGGCTTCGAGACACTTACCCCTGAAGAATTAATGCAGATTCAAGCAAACAAGGCTGGAATTAGAGGGTCAAGGTTTAGCGTTCCAATGGGTCTGTTCCCACATTCGGGGTCATCTTCAAAGCAGGGAAGTAGGACTGCAATTGATTGGAGCACACCGCTTGGTCAAACTTTGCTTCCGATGATTCAGGCTGGAGCAAAAAATTTGCCGGGACTTGCCGAAAATTTAGGCCAAACCTTGCAAAATCAATATCAGACTCTTATGCGTGAATCTTTACAACCACAAGCATTTCAGGGTATGTTGAATCAGCTTGCAAGCAAAGGTGTGCTAGACAGTTCAGTTGCCAGTAACGCTTTAAGCCGTACTGCATCGGATATTGCTCAAAGAATTGGACAGCAGGGTTATTTATCGGCACTAAAGGGAATTGAAACAAAAATGAACGTTCCAGGGATGCTGGGGAATTTGGCTGAACTTGCTAGAGTTTCAGAAGCACAATCAGTTAGTAGGTCAGAGCAGACTAACCCGTTAGCTCCTTATGAATTGATGGCAAGAATGCTAATGTATTAACGATTTCATAATGGCAAAGCAAAATCGTAAACTAACAGCCGAAGACATAGTTACTTCAGGACGTAATGTTGCTGAAGCTTATTCTACAGGTGCAAGCTGGTTAGAGAAACTTCTTTTTAAGCGAGGTTTGCAGCAAGCAGCGGAATTGGGGCTTACAGGGACTGCAGCTACTCAATATGCCAATCAAGCTGCTTCAAATGCTTGGACTCAGGCTGGCGAGACCGTAGGTGAATGGTTGCCCTATGTAGGATTCGGTTATTCAGCCTATAAATTAGCTAAAGATTTTTCTCCTAAAGCTGCCTGGAATACAGCTGCTCTTGGTTTAGCATCATTTGCAAATCCTGTGTTTGCAGCTCCGGCAGCAATTGGTGGAATAGTTAGCTATCTCCGTGGCCAGAAAGCTAAACATGCAAAACATTATGCATATTGGCACACGCCGAAGTTTGAAATAATCGGACAGGATAAGGATGGATGGACCTACCTGTACGATACTAATTTTCAATTTCATGAGGGCGCAGGACGAGCCTTTAGAGAAAAGAAGGGGCCTTCTCACGATACAGATCAAACAGGATTTATTTTAAGATACAATCCCCAAACCAATGAATTGCAGAAGATGGATATGGGGATTTATGGAAGGAAATTAGGTAAAGGGCATCACTATTATACCATGACTCCAGAAGAGGCAAAAGCATGGATTTCTGGAGAAAAGCCAATACTTAAGAGGACATACCAATATAAAATAAAAGCAAATGCAAAATATGATCCTGAGAAAAGATGTATTAGCAGAGGGGGGAGAATAGATAAAAGCGGTGGTTCTGTTTATTGTAGAGACGTGCCCCTTACCATAACTCCTGAAGATAAAGGTTATCCATCTTATTCCGAAAATAAATGGAAAACCATTGATTTAGGTCATAATTTGCAAAATAATGAAAAGCGTGATCCTGTTTATATGGACCCGGCAGCTTTTCAAGCTGAAATATATAATAAGGTTCTTGTACCACAGGGGTATGTTGACAAGCCGAGCGTAGAAAAAGGATGGTCGCCTGCGACAATAGGTGGACAGGAGTACTTGATAAGCAAGGACGGTTATGTAGCCGATCCTGCAACTGGACAATTAAGAGGAACTGTTGAAGAAGGGACAGGCCAAGTTGTAGATTTGTATGGAGTTAAGGGAAGGAGCAGATTACATAAGGATGAAAATTATATAAGAGAAAGTGAAATACATCCTTCATATCTTGGTGCGATTGATAATTGGGATCAAGTAAAACAAAAGTTGCCTCAGTTATCAGGTACCTTAGGAGCAAAGCAAGAGCAGGCCGATAGTACTGTTAAGCCTACCCAGACAAGTCAAGTTGAAAGCTATCTACCGAGCAAGGAAGCTTTCCTGAGGGCAGGGCAAGAGCAAGCTAGCGGTGCCATCAAACCTACTGGAGCAAGCATACTATCCTCCCTTGTATCTCAACAGCCCTTGCCTCAGCAGCCTCTACCTGGTGAACAACCTTCCTCATCGCCGGTGAGCATTCTAGAGGACATGATACAGTCTAATGTATCACCTGTGAATGGTGGCAGCAACATATTAACAGCAGCAATGCAACAGTCTCCTTCGATATCAAGTGATAAACTTGCTATTGATTATAATAAAAATGTTCCTGAAGGGAACATGCTATCTCTACTTTCCCGAGGGGGTGAAAATAAAATGGGCAGCAGCCTTTTGAGTGGCAGTACGACTGAAGTAAAAGAACAGTCTCCTGCAAAAAAACAGCAATACCAAAAAATGTTAATGGATGAATTGGCACGTGCTTTATTTCCTGCTCCTGGACAAGCAGGGTTACGGGAATGGATGAAAGAAAACTGGAAGTCGCGTGCAGAAACTAATAAAGAATATATAGAGTCTCTCAAGGATTTATCTGGAAGCTTAGCTAAAGTTTACGCCTCTGCACTAAAGGATTATAGTCAAGTCCAGAGGCCCTTAGCCCAGGCAAAGCCCATAACTGTGAGCTTTGGTGACTTTTCGTTTCCGATGACAACGGGAACTCAAAGACATGCCTTGGAAGGTTTGTACGGAAAACAACAGCAGACAGGGAGAGACGTTTATGGAATGTTGGATGCCCTGGCTAAAGCTAAGGCGCTTTATGGTGAACAATATGGAGTACCTTATGGGCCTGAAATAGAATATCTTAATCAGGTTGTTAAGCCATTAGCAACATGGGGTGAAGAGCTTAGCTATAAGTTGCCTCAAGTATCTCAGAGTGCTGCATATAATCCTTCCTTCCTGCAGAAGGTTGCCGGTATTACCGATACTACAACTGGGATATTGAGAACACTTGATGCCTTGAAAGGCTATAAGCCAGTTGAGGATTTAGCTGGGGGAGCTGTTACGCTTGGCAAAAATATTCTTGGATGGTTAGGCGGTTTAGGACGCTAAAGAAAAAAGGAACTAAGTAAATGCTAGGAACATTAAGTGATCAAAGTGGCAGTAGTGCTGGGGGGGCCTTTTCAAGACTGGCCGAATATATAGAGAGGAAAAATTCTCTTGAAAAAATAAAAGGTATCAGCCAAGATATTGTTGACGCCTACACAAGTGGAGAGCTGATTCCAGATGATCCACAGCGGAGTGCTAAGGTTTTGCAACGAATAGCAGAGAAGAACGAAGCATCTATTCCAGAATTACAGCTTGTGATGGAAAAATTTGCTGGGATTGTAAGAGAATCTAAAAAGTTAGGTCCTTCTATTAAGGAGAGAGAGTTTGCTAAAAGCATTATGTCAATGCCTGGCGTTCCTCTGGAAAAGGAAGCTGCAATGCGATACAGCGAATTGACTGGTATGAAGCCAAGGGTTGAGTTGGGCGCAATTGGTCAAGCATTACAAGAAGAGGGTGGCCCAACTGTTAATGCAAGCATTCTTTCAAAACTTTTAAGAGATCAGGGGGTTTCTGACATTGACAAGTGGTATACCAGTGCACCTCCACCTTCGCCTAGAGCTCCTACTACAGAGGTTGGTCTGCTTGCGCAATTGGGGCCAGAAGCTCTAGAAAAATTCTATGAGATAAAAGGGAAGACTGCTCCATCAGGTCGACCACATTATGTGAAATTTAATAATAGGCTTTTGGCGATTTATCCTGATGGCACAAAAAAGGTTGTCGAAGAAGGAAGTCTTGAACAAAGAGCAATCCTTAATGCGATGCGCGATCCTGCGTGGGAGCTTGCCGTTGGAGATGAATTAAAACAGGCCGACATAATTGAAAGGCATAAAAGACTTTTGACTGGAAGCAGTGGTATGGGAAAATATGGAACTGCCAACGATGTGAAAAATGCCTATATGAGCGGAAAAATATCAAAAGAAGCTGCCCTAAAAATACTTAGGGAAAAATTTGGGATGGAATAATATAGTGAAAGCTATTGATTTCTTAGAGCAACCTGTTGCAGAAGATTTTCTTGAAAAAGGGAAAATAAGCGCACTAGA